GGGTCGAAACCAGCAACGGGACCAGCTGCGGTTGCGTCAGCAGAGAAACCTGCTGCAGAACCAGACGACTGGGTGTTTACGTTAGGGGCTTCTGAGAGGAAAGAACGCTCTTCTCTTAGTTCTTTCTCTTGGTTTTCTAACAGGATAGCGGTAGTAGCTCTTCTATGTGCGTCTTTGATTGGATCAAGTCCATCATAATCGAGAATAGGAGCCCACTTTTCCTGTAGATATTCAGAATTGAACATCTGCATTTTAAGTTTACCTTTTTATTTGTTTGAATTTAATAATTTAAAAATCACTTTTTAGCAGCTCTTGAAAGAGTATCAAGGTATGCTTGCATCGCTGGAGCGTACTCCTGCGTTGCTACTTCGTCAGTAGATACCTCTTCTGATAAGTTTTCAGAGGTGCTTTTTGGAGCACTAGCAGTCTTTGTAGGGAAATAAGATTCCTTCAAAGTTCCTAGTTTCTCCCGATAGTCTGTCTCACTTTCAAACCCAACATTCTCGGCAAGAGTAGCAAGTTTTTCCTTCTGAGTGTCTGCTAGACCTTCAGCAACATCTGCAAAAATTACATCTGCTGTGGATTCTGCTAATCTTGAATTAAGAGCAACATTTCTCTCAATTTGTTCATTGAGTTTACCTTCCATTTCATCAAGCTTATCTACCATGCTGTTAAGCACATCATATTTTTCTTCAGGGATTGTTACATAATGTTCTTCAAATAGTGACTTCATACCTTCTAAGAAGGATTCAGTCATTTCTGTTTTAAGACCGTTCTCTACTGCGAGTTTGTTTTCTTGCATCCACTCGTCAGCAACATATTCAAGATAAGAATCAACTCTTTCTGTAAGTCCTGTCTTAATTGTTTCTAGTTCTTCAACTAGAGCATTTGCATAAGACTCATTGAGTTCTTCCTTGATTTCTGCAACCTTAGATTTGATTGCGGTCTCGAAAATTGTACGTGCCTTGCTTTGGAACTCTTCGGAAAGTTCTTCTCCTTCTAGAAGTGCCTGAACGTCTGCATCAACGTCATAGGTTTCCTCTTCTTCGATAACTTCCTCTTCGGTAGTTTCCTCTTCGGCTACGATTTCTTCTGTTGAAGATTCTTCTTCAGTAACTACTTCATCAGTAGATACTTCATCTTCAGCAACAACTTCTTGCCCATCTTCCAGTTCGTCTGAAACTGCTTCTGCCTTTCCAGCTTTAGAATTAACAACATCTTTAACTTGAGATAAAGTTGCTGCAGGATCCTTTAATTTTGCTGAATCGTCATCTGGACGATAGTTTTCTGGGGTAGGTCCACCAAGGTCTTCGACTGGCACTCCACCGATTTCGGTAGATTGAGCTGCAGCTGCACCTTTGGTTACTACGTTTTCTTCGATGTTTTCCATTTAGTGAATTGTTACCAACGTGTTTTACTGAATCTTGTTAGAATCTATACTTATTTATAGATTTGTTAAACTTAGAGGTTATTTAGAAAATTGTTGAATAGACTCAACTTGTGCTCCTCTAAAGCACTTTGACTAACTAAGGTGTTAATAGATTTCTTAGTTTTCTCTGCGAGTTGTTCACGGAGTATTCCTCCATCCCAAACCCATTCTTTACCTTCCATAATTCCATTCACAAAAGCGTCTGGAGCAGAAGGATCGGCAACGATATCAGCAGCAGTTGCTAACTGGAAATCTTCACCAACTATTTTGCATCCTCTATGATCTTCCTTAAGTGATCCAACTCCACGAGATGAAACACCTAATTTAACACCTTCAGATAATAAAGATTTTGCAATCTTACCCATAGGTGTTTCAAGGAGTTTTGCTTTTCCCTTAAAATTATTACCTTCTTGAACCAAAGATGTAATCTTATGAGAAACTCTATCAAGATTTACCGTAGGACCTTCTGGATGACCAAGTTCACCAAGAGCACGTCCATTTTTGATAAAAGATTCATTATACCTTTTAACTTCATTACATAGAGTATTAATAGGATATACTCTACCATTACGGTTCTTTAATTCACCCTGAAGAAAGACTCCTTCGATGTAAAGAGATTTTTTAGCACCTCTTCCTTCAGTTATAATTTTTACATTAGAGATTTCTTCTGTGATGAGTTTCATTCTTCTTGTTCCTGTTCAGTAGGTTCTTCAGCTTCTTCAGCATCTGCAACTATTGCATTCTCAGGTGCTTGACCACCAAAGAAAGAATTTGCAACAGATGGTTTTATACCATCAAGTTTTCCAGCAGATTTAGCATATAGATGATCTTTTATTCTATCGCTAACTTCTGACGCAGCAGCATTAGTTGCAATCAAATCAACAACGTCGTCCATAAGATTAAATTAGTATATATTTGTTATTTATAACTCAGCCTTCTTAGTGTCTTTTTGATACTGTCCATCAATTGCTTGTGCTTGTGCTGCAATATCAGGATCTACTTGTCCTTCACCCATTGCCATTGGATCTCCACCCATGGCTGGATCACCTTCAACTGGTAATGGTTCGCCTGTTATTGGGTCTAACATTGCAGGATCTGGAAGTATTCCTTTTTGAATTTCATCTTCAATTTGAATATCAATCTCTTCAATTTCTTGATCAGACTGTCTTAAAATTCTCTTACGAACATATTCGGTAGAATAATATTTACCAATCCAAGGTTCAATATTTGCAAGCATTCCTAATCTACCTTCCATCATTTCAGATTCTTTCAATTCTGCAAATTGATTATCATAGATGAAGTCATATTGAATATGATCCTCCATTATTTTCCAATCTTCAGGAGTAACTATATTTTTAAGAATCAACTGTGTCTTAAGCATATCATTAAACATGTTTGCAAAACGCTTTCTTAAACGTCCAACAAACTTGGCAAATTTAAGTTCATCTCTTAAGATTTCTGATGAACGACCTAAATTAAAACCACCTTCAGAAGCAATTCTAGATTCAGGAACACCTAATGCCCTATAAAGTTTCTTTTGGAAATACTCTATATCAGATAATTCACCTAAATTCTGCCCACCAGGCAAAGTTGTAATTTCGGTTCCCCGACCACCTTCTCTTCTAGGCAACCAGAAATCCTCCATCATACTCATAAATTTACGGTCATCACGAACTTCACCAGTATTCGCATCATAAACTAACTTATTTCTATAGCGAGACATTACCTCTTTTAGGTATTGTTCTGCTTTTACTTTTGGTAAATTACCTACATCAATATAAAATATTCTTCTTTCTGGTGCTCTTGATAATCTGTAGATGACAAGAGAATCCTCAATCATTCTTAGTTGATTAAGACCTTTAATTGCTTTATGAAGATAAGAAAGAACTCTATTCTTATTTCTATCGACTAAACCAGATGTACACATAGTGATAGAATCCTTTGCAATTTTGATAGAATTCTTACCACCCATCTGACTAATCATAGAAGTCGGATGTTGTACTTTAGGTGTGTAGATATAATATTCATCAAATTCTGGATTAGGAACTATATCATCATCCTTCCTTAATCTAATGGCAGGATCTTGATTACCTGGTTTTTTCTTTTCTTGACGAATATACTTTAATTTTAATGGATCAACATATCTTAAATCTTGCAATCCTTCTTGTGGATTTTTTACATCAATAACTTTTAGATAAAATACTCTACCATCAATATACCAATTTCTAAAAATCTCATGAGACTTTTTATCAAAGTCCATCAATTCTTTAATATGTCTAAATTCTTCTCTAATTTTTTTCTTTAAACTTTCACTTGCATTAAGATTTGAAAGTTCTACTTCTACTGGAGAATCGTATAAGTCACTTACAATCGCTTCATTAACAACATCTTCAATTGCACCATCCACTTCTGGATGTAGTGCCATTTCTCTATATCTTCTTATAAGATCATATTCTGAACGATACGCACCTTCAATATCTACATATTGACCATAAAATCCACTTGCAATAAAATTATCAACCCCATCCTCATTGTTCTTGGGAACAGGGCTGATTATCGAAGTGGATTTCTTTTGCGTTTCCTCAATTGAAAACCCGAAAAGTTTTGCCATAGTATAATTTTAGTCTCTTTATGTTCTATTTAGTTGACGTTCTCGCCACCTGCTTGAGGACCAGTTCCTTTAATTGCTTCCCAATACTGAACTTGCAATTCAACTGTAAACTCTTGAACACCTTGAGCATCGTATGATAATTCAATTGGACCAACCTGAGTTGGGAATGTATCATAGAATCTGTAAGATCTTAATGTTGATCCGTCACGATCTAACTGATAAACATAAGCATCTGCTTGATAATCTGCAGGATTTGTTAAACCTGTATTATCAGATAGTCTGTTGATTGTGTTAGACCATCTTTCAAATGCTGATCTGATTGCAAAGTCTGTGTCGTTAATAACAGTTACAGTCCAAGAATCGAATGTTCTATCTCCAGCAATTTTAAGAACCCTTCCTCTGAAAGGAACTTCAATCTGAGCAACGTTAGATGCTGGTAAATTAGCACCCTTTACTAAGAATCTTGCTTTCTCAAGAACATCCTGTGCTGGTTTCGCAGCATCGGGAAAAGTGAGGACAACTTCAAACAGATTAGCACGAGCACCACCACCCGTCAACTTACTCTTGAAGTTTGATATCGTTCTTAGTGGTGGTGGATTGACTTGATTTCTAGCCATGATTGTTTTTTAAACCTCTAATTAAACTGAACCGATTACTTCTTCAAAAGCAACACCAGTTCTGGTAGCAACAAAGGTAAGTCCGATGAAGTTGATAGAACGTGCTGGTTTAATGAAGATGTCTGCAACAAACTCATTCGCATCAATGACTGCTGCTGTGTTATTTGTCTCGTCACAAATAACTACGAAATCGAAGATTCCTCTCTTCGCTTGAACATCCCTCAAGAATGGTTCAACTATATTTACAAAATTTGTTCTTGTAAGTTCATCGTTAAACTCAAAGAGTTGATCTTTAGCTGCTGCTGAAATAGCATCTTCAAGATAGATGAATAATCTACGAACGTTAATACGATCAAATGCTGATGATTTACCAAAGGAAGTTTTATCTCCAAAAAGTATAATTCCAGCACCAGGTGAAAGAATAACTGGATTAACTCTGTTTGAATACAGAATGTCTCTCTGTTTCTTGCCTGGATTATAAACAAGTTTTACTGAATTGAGGATTGGACCTCTTGCAGTTCCTGCTGGTGAGAACCAAGGGAACTGTTCAATATCAGTTCTTGCACAACAACCAGCAACATCACCATTTAATGGGACATATCTGAATGTATTATTGAAGCGGTCAAACATGTATTTGTAACCACTATCAAATATACCATAAGTTGAAGATGATATTGGAGCATAGAAACCAACAACATTTTCTGTCATCTGGTCTATGTTACTAACAGTTACGGTTCCTGAAGAACTGTCATTCAAGAATGCCTGTCTGTAAGGTGAAATAAATGCGATTGCATCTTTTCTTGCTTCAGCAACAGCAATACATTTTTCTGCTAATGCTTGTGCTTGAGTTTTAGGATAGTTTGCAGATCCCATCAAGATGAAATCAACTTCTGTTTCTTCAGTATTCTCGAATAAGGTTAAACCTGTAAGAATATCATCTAATCCAGAACTTAATGCACCAGATTTATTAACTGCCTTTTCTGTAACATCATCTGCTGTTCCACCGTATAAAGTACCACCAGAAAGAGTTAATGTTTGAACTCCACCTACAGCAAATGATACACCCTCTGCAGGTTGATCCCAACCAGCATCTGTTGTTAGTGTATACGATGCATCAGTGTCATAATCTACAACTACAGTTGATGGTGCTCCACCACCAAAGATATACTTAGAATTAGTTTCTAGATATTTTCTCCAGTAAGAAGTGCTTCCTACAGAATACTCAGCATCAGTTGCTTTTGAAAGATTTAAATGTTTCTCTAAAATTGTTCCAGCATTACCTGTAATGTCACCAGAGTCATCAATAACAACTACATGAACTTCATCATATCTACCACCTCTAGCATTAACAAAGGTTGAAGTGCCAGGTGCATCTGCTAACTGATCCCATTCTAATGAACCATTAGATAGGGTTATGTTTTGTGATTTAAACCAATCTGTCTGAGCAGTGTATCCTTCTACAGTTGACCAAGCAACAGATTGACCAGCAGTGTGAATAGCAACATTAGCAGTTGAAGAATCTGGAAATCTAATGTTTCCGTTTTGCTGATACTCTCTATGAGTTATAGTTCCATCAGCAGCGACATGATTTACAAATTTTACTGCTGCTTTTCCATCCTGAACTCCAGATATAACACCAATAAAGTTACCATCTAGTAATGCTGTTACACCAGCACCAACTTGATCTACTGTTCCTGCAGGAACAGGAACTACGATTGATGAACCAACAGTGCTATTTCCTTGAGCATCAACTACTGGAATACCAGTTAAAAGTTGATCTGCCTGAGCATCTATCATGGCAACTTTAATACCATTTGCCCAAGTTCCTGGATTTTTTGATGCAACAGTTACATTAGTAATTGTGTTGTCATCATATTGAAGTTGCTTGTAATGTTCTGCTCCGTTGATAACAACATCAGAAGCAGTACCAGCAAAAGCGTTCTTTAAACCAGTATCACCAGCACGAACAACTTGCATTGTTCCACCATACGCTAGGTATGAGGATGCAACCATCCAGTGCTCAAAATGTTTGTCTGTTGAATAAGGTTGTCCGAAAGTTTGTAAAAGATCCTCCTCACTTTCAATGAGCTGAGGGTCATTAACAGGTCCTTTCGCAAACGGTGCGACCAACGCTCCAATAGATCCACTCGTAGGATCTACTCTCCCAATCGTTAGGTCAACCTCTCTTATTACAATACCAGGAGATGCTAAATTTAGAGGCATCTTTTATTCTCCGAATCTCAGATTATGCTAAAAATATTTATGATTATACCTATTTACATGTAGTCCCACATGTACGAACGATCTCCATACTCATCTAAATGCCAAGTATCTCCATCTTTATCTACAAAACTTGTATCATCTAACCCATCAGCAATAAAACCAAATGGAGCCATATCTTGCTCTATTTGATTCTTCTGTTCTTCGTATATTCTCTTACGGATGTCATTATCTGACATCTCTTTAAAGTAATCCTGTGCAACTAACCACGCAAATATAACAAGACACATAGCAAGGTCATCATTACACCCCTCTTCTGCTTCAAATGATTGATGCTTTTGGGCAAAAGTTGTTAATTCTGAAATAATCTCATAATCACAAGTAAGAAGTTTATCATCCTCCATCATCGTCTTAAGATTGGAGCATCCCAACTTCTTAACTGCAGATGTCATTCTGACACCAAGTTGAGTTTTCTTACCAGAGAAACCTTGTCCAACTATTTGACCTGCTCTACCTCTCATAGATGCCATTAAGACATTCTCATATTCAAGATCATACTGAAGAATACTTGCAACCTGATCTCCTATATCATTTACTTCTATTAATAGATATGCTTGGTTATATCCCTTTGCTACATCATGTATAATGTTAGGAAATAGCATAGGTTTAATTTCATTATTCCTATACTTAGCAACTACCCTATAAGGAAACTCTGTAGTATCAAAAACTATAAATGCAGAATAGTCATTGCCTAATCCTCTGGCAACGTCAACTGTGATTATGTAATTATGTTCAGGAACTGGTGTTTCGTAAATATCAAGACCAGCATTTCTAGTCCTTGGTGGTTCAAATACTAAGTTCTTAAGTTTTGCTGCATTGATAAGTGTATTAACAGATCCTAAGAACTCACATTCAAACTCAATCTTAAACTGTTGTTCTGATGTGTTAGCAATAGTCTGCTCTTTCCAAGCCTCATCTCTACCAGGAACTTCCGACCAATGAACATCAGTAGGAACATAATCACTTTTATTTCGTTCAGCATCATGCCACATACGGTAAAAATGATTCATACCCCGTGGGGTAGAAACGATAATTACTTTAGTACTTTGTCCAGAAGTAATAGTTGGATAAACGGAAGCAAAGAAATCATCAGCAATGTGATTCGGGATGAATGCGAACTCATCCAAAAATATGACATTATAAGATCCACCACGAACAGCAGAGGAAGAAGTAGAGTTTGCCGATATTTTAGATCCATTTTCTAACTCCAGAGAACCTTTATTCCAAGATATTATACCTTGTTGCATCCACCGAGGTAAATTTTCATATGCAAGTTGCAATCTGCCAAGTAGATCTCTAGCAGTGGACGCTTTGTTTGCCAGAACAGCAATGTTGACATTATCATTGAAAACCGCATAGTGTAGAAGATATGATATACAAGTAGTAGATTTACCTGTCTGCCGAGGCATCTTACAGATATTAAATCTATTCTTATGAAATCTATCAATTAACTTCTCTTGGAAGTCGTACATATTAAAAGGTACTAATCCCTCATCAAGAGAAACAATCTTTATATAATTCCTAGTAAAATATATTGGATCTTCTTTACACTTTAAAAATTCCCGAATATTATCTTTCGAGAATTCTATAGGCGTATTCGCCTTCTTTAGGTTGGGATTACCTAAGTATACTTCTTGTGACATAACAAATAAAAAACTTACTAATCAGTAAATCCTGCTGCTGCTCC